TTGTGGGATTAGCAAGTCGGAACGAAAAGCAAACTTATTCATCAAATGTTACGTTACATAAGTACCCTAAAGACTTTTCATGGTCTAGTGGATATGAATCTCCGTTCCCTTCGTGTGGTAATTACGATTTGAAAGCGTGGGAAATGTGTCAAAAATTATCAAAAGGTAAAACGCTCTTTTGGAATGTTTTGGGTTAAATCATGCCTGCATCTAAATCAACAGCAGCAAAAGTAGAAATGAGAGTTAACAGAGTTGCTCGTCTGTTAGCTAATGGAGCGACTCGTTCAGAATGCGTTCAATATGGATCAAGTGAGTGGGGGGTTGGGGCAAGGCAAGTAGATAAGTATATTCAAAAAGCTAGAAAAGTATTACGGGCCGACTGGGAAATTGATCGGCAAACAATGGTTGCTGAACTGTTGTCTCAACTGGCTACGCTGCAAAAGGAAGCAAGAAAGACTAACAACCCTTCTGTTGCTTTAGGTTGTATTAATTCGGCTGCACGAATAGCGAGAATATTAGATTGACTATTTATGACAACATTCCATCAGGCTGTGTTCTCACTAAAGCTGGAGATCAAGTTGACAGTCTGGATTTAGAGCAAATTTTAAAAAGGATTAGAAACGATTTACACCCGGGTCAACGAGATTTTGTTGATGATTCTACTACTGAAATATTGGGTGTTTCTGCTGGTTATGGTGCAGGAAAAACAAGGGCATTAGCAGCAAAAACATTATTTATGGCGGCGGCAAATCAAGGGTTTATCGGCTGCATTATGGAACCAACAGGCCCATTGATTCGTGATATATGGATGAATGATTTTGAACAATTTCTGGAAGAGTACGAGGTTCCTTACACTTTTAGGGCTTCACCGTTGCCAGAATATATTCTTCATTTGCCTATAGCTGATACGAAAATTTTATGTAGGTCATTTGAAAACTGGTCGAGAATTATTGGTTTGAACTTGGCTTATGTATTAGCGGATGAAATAGATACTGTTAATCCAACAACCTGTCAACGGGCTTTTCCTAAGATTCTCGGACGACTTAGATCAGGAAATGTCCGTCAATTTGCAGCAGCATCTACACCTGAAGGTTTCCGTTGGATGTGGCAAACATTCGGAAGCGAGGAAGCACAAGCAAGGGAAGATCGTAGGCTTATAAAAATGAAAACATCCGATAATCCGTATTTGCCTGCTGACTTTATTCAAAGGCTGGAAGCGAACTACGACCCTAGTTTGTTACAGGCGTACTTAAATGGAGAATTTACGAACTTAACGGCTGGTCAGGTGTACGACAGGTTTGATAGAAAATTACATATTTCAGACAAAAAATATGATTTTGAGGATGAGCCATTGCGTATCGGTATAGATTTCAATATTGGGAATATGTCGTCTGTAATTGGGGTTAGGGTAGGTGATAAGTTAATAATCATTGATGAAATTACAAAAGCACACGATACGGATTCGCTAGCCAAAGAAGTATTACGCCGCTATCCTAACCGTAGGATTTTTGTTTACCCTGATTCCTCTGGAGGGAACCGTTCAACCAATGCAGCACAAACCGATATATCCATACTCGAGAGTTATGGTTTTACCAACCAAAGCCCAAAAGCAAACCCACCCATCCGTGATCGAGTCTCGTCTGTGCAAGCTCTTCTTGAGAACGGACAAGGAAAAGTACGACTGGAGATTGCTTCCTGTTGCAAACGCTTAATTGAGTGCTTGGAACTTCAAAGCTATAACGAAAATGGAGACCCAGACAAAGAAGGTGGATACGACCATGTCAATGATGCTCTTGGCTACTTGGTATGGCGTGAATTTAATCCGTTATATGCTCGGGCAGGACGGGGTACAGGTATTAGACTGTATTGAAAAGCTTTAGTGAAATGTTTGATTTTTTTCTACGCTTTCTATTAACAAATATTCCGGCACAAGAAGTCCACGCTCATTCCGGTGGTCATAGCAAGGCGGCAAATGCAGCAAGAGCAGCAGGCGGCGGAGGAGGCGGTTCTTTAGATGAAAAAATAGCGTTTCATAAATCAGAAGAATCAAGATTATTTGATGCACAAGATAGGGTTATGGAGCGTGGAGGAAGTAGTGCAAGTGCTATGAGAGTTAGGGACGCACAACATAGTAATTATCAAAAGCTAATATCGGAAAATGCAAGAAAGTTACGGGTTTTAGAAGATAAGAAAAAAAGTCAGACAAAAGCAGCAGGAAAGAAAGTAGAAGCAAATAGGAACGAATCGTTCTCATACGGCCAGAAATTCACTACGAGTGCTGCTGATTATGGAAAGAAATTAACAGCAAAAGAAAGGAGGCAAACAGAGACCAATATTATGTTGGAAACAATGGGACGCAAAACCGGTACATTAACTGTTGCACAAAAGAAATATAAACAGATTTTATTAGCCGAGGGTTATGGTTAAAAGAAATAAGAGTACACTAAACTGATTTAAAAAGATGAGGCGTCACAGTGTATAGCGGTTTCAACTATTACAACAGGGAAAAAACAGGAGCAACTTCTGAAATAAATGACCCTAATGCTGCGTGGAAAAATCAGGAGCCTCATTGGGTATTGATTGAAGATTTATTAGGCGGCACATACGAAATCAGGCGAAAGCATAGACGCTATCTTCCACAGGAACCGAGGGAACAGGATGATAGTTATGACAACCGTTTAGCTCGTTCTGTTGCACCTCCTTTCTACATTCGATTGGAACGGATGTTGGCTGGAATGCTGACAAGAAAACCTGTTCGATTAAATGATGTTGCTGATGTAATTAGGGAGCAGTTATTTGATGTTGATCTTCAGGGTAACGATCTGAATGTATGGACTTACGACACAGCAAGAAAAATGATTCGTTACGGGCATGTGGGCGTTTTAGTTGATGCTCCTGCTTCTGGCGAAGGGGGTCGGCCTTATTGGGTTGCTTATACGCCAAGAGAAATAGTGGGTTGGAGAACAGAACTTGCAGATGGTCAACAGAAATTGTCTCAACTTAGATTGTTAGAAAAGGTTATTGAGCCTGATGGTTTATATGGAGAAAAAGCAGTCGAACAAGTCCGTTTATTAACACCGGGTGCTTTTGAAATCCACAGAAAAGACGATAAAGGAGAATTTAAGCTCCATGATGAAGGCTCGATGAGTTTGCCTGATATACCGTTTTCTGTTGCCTATTCAAACAGGGTAAATGTTATGGAATCTCGTCCACCGATGGAAGACATAGCAGAATTAAATCTGAAGGCATATCAAACACAAAGCGATTTAGATAATCAATTACATATCAGTGCTGTGCCTATGTTGGCGTTCTATGGATTCCCTCAGAGTTCAGAAGAAGTAAGTGCAGGGCCGGGTGAAGCAATCGCTTTCCCTGCTGAAGGTCGTGCTGAATATATAGAAAGTAAAGGGACTAGCTATGACGCACAATTTAAAAGATTAGAACAGCTAGAAGGCCAAATAAACGAGCTTGGTTTGGCTGCTGTTCTAGGTCAAAAGCTTTCAGCAGAGACAGCCGAGGCAAAGAAAATTGATCGTTCACAAGGCGACTCAACAATGCAGGTCGTAGCACAGCAGATGCAGGATATGATTGATAACAGCCTTTTATTTCATGCTCGTTATCTGGGATCAAATGAATCAGGTAGCAGTTTTGTTAATCGTGATTTCTTAGCTTCTAGGTTGGAGCCTCAAGAAATCGCAAGCCTTCTTCAGCTATATACAGCCGGAACAATTACACAAGAAACTCTATTAAAACAGCTACATGAGGGTGAAGTTTTAGGTGATGATTTCGAGGTTGAGGAAGAATTAGAAGCGACGCAGGCAGCCGGATTAATAGAAATGAATCAGCCAGAACAAAAAGCAACAACAGGTGAAATAGAAGAACCATTAGATGAATAATGGATGGCCGACTTACCAACCCCTGACACTTTTTATCGCCAAGCGATTGACCTTAATCGTTTTAGCAATGGAGTGTCTAAAAAATTAATTACAACCTATAACGACATCATTGTTGAAACAGCAAATAAATTACAACAGATAGATGAAACAACAGCACCATATACAGCAACTAGGCTCCGGTCATTATTGGCCCAATTAAAAGAGTCGCTTGGAACGTGGGCAATAGACAGTGCGAATGTCACAAGGGAAGAGTTGCAGGGCTTGGCAGTTTTGCAGTCTGAGTTTGTCGAGAATGAGTTAAAAAAGTTAGTTCCTAAAGGAGAGTACGTCCCTGTTCGGACTGTTGCTGTTAGTCCTGATTTTGCCAAATCAGTTGTTATGACTGACCCAACATCAGTCAATATTTTTAATGTTCCCGATCAATTACAGGATGAATTGCGAGGAGGCAAATTCAAATTAACGGCACCGGAGGGTGCGTACATAACATTGCCAAATGGAACCACAGTGCAGAAAGCATTTCGTGGTTTAGCTGTTCAGCAGGCCGAGAAATTTAGTCAGGTTGTTAGAAGTGGATTATTGGCAGGTGATACAACTCAGCAGATGGCACGAAGATTAAAGGGCCGTTTGGAATTTGGACAAACTGGAAATGTTAGACAGGTCGCATTGGCAGGAGGCGAGTTAACAAAAATGGCAAATCATCAGGTGATGACGATTGTTAGAACTAGCGTTAATCAAGTTGCAAATACAGCAAGCAAAAGAGCGTTTGAAGCTAATTCTGATATTGCGAAAAAATACAAATATGTGGCGACTTTAGATAGCCGAACATCTACCATTTGTGCCCAACTTGACGGTCAAAAATTCACATATAACAAAGGGCC